GACCAATACTTCAAACCAAACACGGTTCTAACTCTATTAATGAAACGACTCATATTAATGCTAATATCATAAGCCCAGCCACCAAGATGAGCGAGCCATTCAGCATTTCTAATCACCACATCAAACTGATCGCCGTGAGTAACAAGGTATAACCTATTATCGACTCCCACATGTATGGCTTCCCTAACCATAATAATATGACCGAATTCGTTATCGCAATAGTTGCGCATAACATCATCATGGTTTCCTGGGATATATACAACCTCTGTACCTTTTCTTGCACGACGCAAAAGCTTTTGAATTACGTCATTATGAAACTGAGACCATATCATTTTCCTTGACATAGACCAACAATCAACAATATCACCGACCAGATATATTTTCTCGCACTCAAATGTTTTCATAAACTCAAGCAGTTGATCTGCTTGACTCATTTTTGTACCTAGATGTAAATCTGAAATGAATACTGTTCTGTATGACTTCATCTAAAATCCTTGTAATCATTCGTTGTGGATTTATTTTTGAACGTCACGGAAAAATAGTTAGTCAAATAAAGCCAAGTTGTACTTATTACACCTTGCTCTTTTAATCGTCTTGGTGAGGTCGTGGTAATCATGTACATATTGAATACTATTTTACCAAGATGCTGAATGCGTTTTGCTGTCATAGTATCTTCACCATAGAAAGCAATATTTAAATCATATCCACCAACTTTATCCAAAGCTGATTTCTTAATCATAGCATTGCCACCTTGAAGAAACACGCCAACATAGTCGTTGCTTAGTTTTGCAATTAAGTAATAAAGCTTAGTCATTATCCGTAAACCAAATCCAGCGCCTTCATATTCTAGGGGACCAGTTACAGCAACAACATCATCGTTTGATAATCTGCTCAATGCTTCCCAAATCCAACCATCTGTTATTTTTGAATCTGCATCAATATTAGCAATCAAAAATCCTTTAGCAGCTTCATATCCAGCTTGTCTTGCAAATACAACACCCTTACGGGGTTCTTTAATAACAAATGCCTGCTCAGATTCTGCAATTTCTACTGTCTTATCTGTACAGTTATTATCAACTACAATAATCTCATATGGTATATACCATACATGTTTTCTGATTGATCGAATGCAATCTTTAATATGAGCTTCTTCGTTGTAGCATGGTATGATGAATGAAATCATTTTATGGTTCCTGGCTTATTTATTTCCCGTTTGTTTTTATCATACCAATATTGACTGCTAGCCCGAAGTTTTTCGGCGCTAACTCTAACATGTTCCATCAAAGCAATGGCCATAATAGCCTGGGATTTCCTCCAGGCTTTATCTTCTTGTACAACCATGTTTTCTATTAGTTCGATAGCAAGATCCACATATGGGCAAACATGCTCAGGAACTACTGGTTTCTTAATCATAGATCAAGTGCATCCTTAAGAGATGGAAACTGTTCTGTAATCTGATACCAAGCATCAAGGGCAATTTCGCGATGCTCCTTCTGAGTCGCTACATCTGTTCTTACTTGGCAATAATGGATCCAACTGCGAAGACTGCCAGCCATATACATCCGGCTAAGAATAAGTCCCTCAGGCAGCACAGCACGAGCTTGTTCCTTTGCAATTCCATTGTCTATTGCCCACTTGTAGGTTTCTGTTGCCTTTGTTGTGAGGTGTCTTTGCATCTCTTCCCACAATTCACGGAGTGCTTCATCGGAAGTCTCAACCGAGTTCTGTCGATTTTTTGTGTCTTGCAGACGGGCTTCACGAACGGTAAATCCCATATCTTTGGTGGGATCTGCATAGCGCTGACTGAACTCCTGAAAGCTGAATGAACGATGTCGAAGGATTTGACGAGCAATATCGCGAGTAGTGTTAATTTCCATAACAACATTGACCATCTCGAAAGGCGACCAATGCTTATGCTTTGCAAGATATCGAAGCAGCTTTGGAGCAGTTAAAGTGTTATTTTGATTGGATGGATTAGATACACGAGCAACATACGCGATGAATTCATCAACAGACAATAAAGCTCTCATATTAGGATGAGAGATAGTTGGTTGTGTAAGAGCGATAATTCTAGCATTATTCATAGTATAAACCTCACTTCTTTGTTGCGTTAACTTTTCGTACACTATGGCTTATTCCACAGTATTGAGTGCACTTTGCCATTCTATTTCTTAGTGTATCGTTATTATGCCAAAAATTGGTAAGGTCGCCTTTCTTAGTTATTTTCTGTCCTGGAAATCCAGTCGAGAAACAAAGCCTAGCGACGCCGTCCATATCGACCATAATGTTTCGATCGAATGAATTACAAATTAATTTTTCAGTACCCTTGCCTTGCCAACCTTTGATGGCATCGTCATTTTTATGAACACTATCATGATACATTCTTACAGTTTCTATCCATTCAGGGTCAAGATTTAATTTATACTTTTCACTACACTGATTTAGTATTTCAAATAAACCTTGATGGTCTTTAATAACGTTCTTCTTGTAAAACTTATCGCCTCTATCCTTACCAGTTTCGTCTTGCAACGATCCAAACATAGGTTGTAACCAGTTAAGCTTTAGCTTATCAGCTTTTAGGTTATTGAGAACAAAATCATAAAACTTATCGAGATCTCGATAGTTTTGTTCACACATAATAGACATAGCATAAACAGGTGTACGAATATTTAATTTTTCACGTGCAGCAAGTAACAACTTAATAGCGTTAACAGCAATTTCGAACGATCCAACAACGCCTCTTGTTGAGTCGTGAACTTCAGGAATATAACTATTCAACGAGATTGTAATTTCTGTTGGACCTTCAAGGATTAATCTTTCTGCCATTTCAGAAGTTGTAACCATTGTGCCATTCATAACCGAAAAGCATTTAAGACCAAGTTCTCTACACTTATTAGTAATCGGCCAGTAACGCTCAGGATTCATTAATGCTTCGCCGCCACAAATTACAATAGTACCATTTGGATTCATCACGGCGAATTCATCGATAATCGAGTTTCTTTGTTCGATAGAAATATGACTAGGAAGAGCTATTTCTTCTCTTGTCCAGTACATACAAGTTTTACACTTTAAATTACACTGTAAATTAGTATCAAGGAAAAGAAATTTAGGAGGTATATTCATAGATGGTACTCATTTTTTTTAAGGCTAACTTTAACATGTTGATAATTAACATTTTCTATTTGCGTGTTAGATTCTTCAATAACTACGTAATCCATACTATTTAAACCAATAGTGTCAAATAGGTTTGGTGTTTTTTTAAATTGATTTAAAATACTTGCATTGTATTTTCTTTTTGATTTATCTCTAGGATGATCAAAAGATTCAAAACGACAGTTATTACGATTAAAAACGTTTATTTTTTTTAGTTTGCAACGGAGATAAAGGTCGTCATCTTCAGCTCCCCAAAACCAATAGACGGTACTATACCCATTTACATTTTTAAAAGAAAGTTTATCTAACAAAACAACACCACCAAAATATTCTGGATATGGTTTTGTGTATCCAAATTGTTTTACTTCTGTTGCTAATAATGTCGCACCAGGATTATATGAGTAATCGTAACAAGATTTAGTAGGAATCATATCTACATCATGAAAACAAAAATAATCACAATCATCACAATAGATAGTTCCTATATTTTTTAAATAACCACGATTAAATAGTTCACCCTCTTTCTGCTCAACGACAACAATTTTATGATCTATTTTTTGTTGATATAATCTATCACTAAGCTCAGGTAACAACGCCGTCAGATGTTCTAATCTATCTCTGTAAGGAATTATGATACCAAGTTTTTTATCAATCATATTTCTGCTCAATTTCTTTGATTATAAAATTAGACATATTATGTAGGGAGCAAATATACTCAGCCATAACGATATCATCAAGTTCGCAGATAACTTGTTTACGTTCGTCGTGAACGATAATTCGATCACCATCATCCCACGTAATAAACCAACGAGACTTTTCCATCTTAGTACGTTCTTGAAACATCTTCAAATGACGAAGGTTATAAAATAGATCAGGGTTTGCTTTTTCCATTCTCATATCACTCGTTTCTCTATAATGCAAACTAACATCAGGCACAAGATCGAATCCAAAATCAGGATCGCGACTTTCAGCAAGAAACTTTTTTGATATATATCCAGCCATCACTTTTTCTCCGCAATAATTTTAACTACCTGACCAAGACTAGTATGATCATAATAACTATGAATTGTAACACCCATGCTGTCAATAGCTTTATCAATACAACTATTAACGACCTGTTCAATTACAGGAGTTAATGCTGTTCGAAGCTCTTGCCTAACATGATCTTGAAACAATTTGAAGAGTAGATCATCTTTCAATGGGTTGCCAGTCTGACTATATGCCATTATTTTAAATTCCTGTTATTGTTTTGTTACAACGCTTGTACCAATCATCACACGCCTCCAAGTTTTTCATACAAGCGAACTATGTCTTCTTTATTCCATGAACGCAATAGAACTTTACCTGTCGAAACATCTACCAACTCCCACCAGTTTTGACCACCTGATGTACCGCCCATTAGTCTAATCATCATTTCTCGTCATCCTTTAACCACGGTTCAGAACCTTGTCCATAGTTCTCAGTCCACTCTGGTGGTGCTTCTGCGATGGTCTTGCGACAACGCTTCAGCCAATCATCACGCTGACACTGAGCCTTCTCATAACTCAACTCGATATAGTCATTGGCGATGTAATGGACCATGGACTCATACTGCTCTAGGCGAGCAATTTCAGTTTCTTTATCGGCGATGGTCTGCTTCATCTCCATAATACCACCAGGTCCAGACATCAAATTTTTAATTCTATCAGCTCGAATAAGACATTGAGCACGAGCCATAGAAAGCTCATCATTCAATCTTAAAACTTCATCCCGAGCAGCAACCATTGTCTTGTTGGTAATTCCATATTCCATTTCCCAACCTTTAATTAACTTGTTAATTTGTTCAACGATGTCAGTCATATTCAACCTCCACACCAAAATGTTTGGCTATTGTTTCTGATGGAATATTATTCTTTACAGATATATCAGCAACTTCCATGCACTCGTCGATAATCCTAAAAGCAAACTCGTATGGATCAAATGGACTGCACTGCATACAATCGTCGGAAGTTTCGCCCATCCCCCAACCAAGTTCAGTCAACAGGTTTTCAATTTTATCGCTCATCACACTTTGCTCCATCTCGTCAGCGCCATCTTAGCAGCTAGATCTCGGTAGGTATTTGTTTTCATAATATGGGTAATGAAGTCTGAGCTCAGACCAGCTAGCACCATATCGTTGATGTCTTTATGGTCTAGATTCTCAGGCCAGATAACTACATTATACCCCTGTAGGATCGCCTTGTCAAGCTTTTTTATTGTATCTCGAGATCTTGGCTCGTTGTCATAAACAATCACCATGGAAGATTTGGAGGAGCAAAGAGGACCAAGAGCAGAAACCAGATCACCGCCAGCAGTAGCAATACTATTATGGACAAACATAGAATCAATTGGACCCTCCACTACGTAAACTGTTTTGTTGAAATTTGCAGTATCGAGACCATACACCTTTGGAACTGTTTCATCGAGTACGATGGTGATATACTTTACAGCCGATTCACCAATAGCTCTACCTTGGTAGGCGTGTAGGTTTTTGTTTGCATCGAAAAATGGAATCAACAGGCGAGTTTCATCTCTTTGCAAACTCTTCTCGTCGAACTTTCCAGGAACTAGATCGTTGGTGAAATTCTTGAAATTAGGACAACTGAATAGCTTTGCATGATATGGAGTAGGTATCTTTCTTAGATCAACAAGCTTCTTAACTCTATGATCAGGAGATAACTGACTTACCTTCTTGAGTCCCTTGAGTGGACCGCTCTTGAGAAACAGAGGCTTCTTCATCTTCTCTACAAATGATTCTAGGTCTGTTTGTTCGGGCGACTTTTCACCCTTCATCTTTTCAAGCTGCATCTCGTTGTAGAGGTTTTGATCGATTGTTTTGATGAAGTTAGGCACGCTCATGGTCGCTGTGCAATTATGACAATGAAAGAACGATTTACCCTTTTTCTCGTAAATGTATCCACGAGTCTTGTTCTTATGTGTTTCTGAATCGCCACACAATGGACAGCGAAAGTTAAACACATTACCTGATTTTCTCTTGAATTTTTCTAGTCGACTTGAGATCGACATTAGGTACTTGTTCTCAATCCAGTCCATAACTAACTCTCCTATATCACAGTCTCACATAGAATTATACTGGTATGATAGGTAAAAGTAAAGAACTATTAGTGACCCATGATTTTTAGATAGTTGGCTACGAATGAAAATCCATATCCAAGTACAACACCACCACCTATAGCCATCCATATGTATTTTTGAATGGTGTTAAATTTCTCGTTTAAACAATTATAATGTTTATTATGTTCTTCTCTGATTGCTTTGATTTCTGTTAAGAGTTTGTCGTCTCTCTCACGAATGGTGTCATAAACATCTTTCAATTTAAAATCCAATTCTTCACGACGTTTCTCTAATTTAATGTCTATAATTTCTGCTTGCTTCTCATGTTGTGTAATTCTTGCATCTTGGACAGCTATCATAGCTTTGAGATCGCTAGATATTTCTGTCAGTCTTTCGATAGCATTTTCTATTCTATCCATGTGTGATATTGGAGCGGCAGCGGGACTCATAGTATAGTTCTCGAAAGGATAGTTCTTAGCTTCTTGCCTTTTTTAGCCCAAGTAACATCACCAGCAGTTCCAGCTACAACAGGTCCAGTAGCATTACTAGCAGATGGAGCAATACCATCTTCTCTTAATGGTTTGGCTTTAAACATAAAGCCATGAGTATGATCGTACTTGCGCATAATTTCACCAGCCTTCTGATGAGCATAATTCTCAGAAGCTCCACCTGGCTTGTTATCGCCTACTTTACCTTCAAGTTTCCACTTGTAATGGGCTAACTCGTGCGCGAGGGTGCGCATGACGTCGATAGGATGACGATCAATAGTTCTTACTCTAATCTTATTATCTTGCTGTGTAAAGTGCCCGAACGCTTTTTTACTATCTTCTTCATGACCGACGTAATGAATTTCTGGCAACTTCTTGAGACCAAGATGAGCAGCTGCAAACTTTTCAAATTTATCAAACTCGGGCGGTTTCTTAAACATTAGTTACTGCTCTTAAAACTTTGACAATATTGTCATCCATTGGGATTAAATTAGTATCAATAATTTTTTCATCTTTTATATTGGTTAGTCGCTCAGGCATAATATTTAGCATTACTAAAAACGGTTTAATATAGGTATACTGTGGCTTCATTTTTAGGTATAATATTCTACAGAGGTTTTCAGCACCAAATACATTGTGGAGAATGATAAGATGATTGAGAATTAATCTCTCTTTCAAATCACCATTCTCCACGTATCTTGTTACTAATTTTTTAATATACTTAATGCGTTTTATATCTTCTAAAAACTCTTCAGTTGAATGACACTGAGGGTTATCATAATATCGGGCACAATAAATTAAAAAATTCTCATCCGTCAAATGTTCAAAATGCATTATGTTACTTAATTAATTATGGCCAATATTCATATGTTGGATCGTCGCCGTAGAACAATCTTGCATTCCAAATAATATCAACTTTAATTTCTTGTGATATACTGCCAGGATAGCCATCACCATAATCAGCCTTGAAGAAAATACCGCCTTCGTAAAGATCATAAATTGGCCTAAAATCAACATTATAGCCAAATTCAGTATCGTTGAAAATATCACCTTGAAATGAAGTAGTAGCATCTAATGAGTTCAATGCATCACCGTAACTTTCGCCACGGGGATTGAAAAATATAGATACGGTTTTATTATCAGCAGCATTGCTACTTTTTGTTTTTGGCCAAGAACATTGAATGTGGAAATCAAGCCATCCACCTTGAACGCCATTGCCGTGTGCTGCCTTATAGAAAGGAAGATCATCTTCCCAACTGAACCAACGATAAACGTTGTTATTTTCAGTTTGATCTGTATAATATGATTCATCAGGAAGATAATAATCCATGCGGATAAATGTACCAGCCTTGGTATAATGAAGATGGATAGTATCTTGAACAGTAGCAGTAAATTCGTCTACTTGAATTGACCAATTTCCATCAGAATCAAGTCCAGGAGTAACTCCTGTACCGCCGCCACGTGGCCAGAAACCTTGGACAAAATACTGAGTTGCGCTATCATTAATTGTAAAGTATGCTTCTCCTGGTGCATATTGAGCGCCGGATGTATAAAGGAAATCAACAAGCTGTGGATATGCTATTGAATTTAATATTAGGTTATAACTATCTGTTTGATCATATGCCAATTTGCAATCAAGAGTTACTTGAGATTTTGCAAAAAGATCTTTTGGTTGGCCATCAAATGTTAATGTATAATTATTTGACGAGCCAACTTGTGTAGCTGTTTTAATTACAGCTGATGCAGTTGTAGTAAATTCATCAAACACAATATAATTACGGTAAGGATTTGCTAGAAGAGTGGCGATGAAGGTTGAATTTTCGCCGCTAAAATCAACTGTTACCGTATTTGTATTTGCTGCATCTGCAATTGGACCCCAATGATAACCATTATTAGAAACATTATATTGTGTAGCTTCACCTGGACCATATGTTGATCTGTAACGTGGGTAAATACCCTGAGTGCCCTTCGTCCAAGCATTGATTAATACTTGATCGCCTTCATTAAGTGTATAGGTATCATCAAGAGTTATTGTTGCAATACCAGCAGCCAATGAATAACCAGTTACATAGTATGGAGAACCATCGTTAATGCTGAAAAATGGACGAGGTCCATTACCAGCGTTATTATAGTTAATTAATGCTTGTTCAACAGAGGTAATAGTTGGATGTGTTGCTACGTCAATTAATAATGTATCAGTTGATGCATTTTCTTGCTCAATAGGCACAGTAAACTGTGTGGGAATGTTACCAGCAATAACGTAAGTAAAGCTTGTTCCACCTGAAGTTGTACGATACTGCCACTGATTGCCAGAAGAAGCGGTCATAGCATAATCTGTAGAAGCTGGAAGAGACTTCCAATCTGTTACACCATCGCCATACTTAACTGTGTTGGTATCAATTGCAAGACCTGGTTCACCTTGGCTCAACACTGGATTAGATGTTTCCCAGTTTGCAGCAGTATCTCTTCTTAATTGAATCTTAGTTGCCATTTAAATCTCCTGAAGTGCAATCTTTACACCTATTTATAATACGTTGGCGCCGCCACCATCGATGTAACTTGCGCTGTGTCTGTTGTTAAATGATACACCACCATCTAAGGCTGCTTCGTAACGACCAAATACTGTAGTTGATCCACCACCTGTAAATGCTTCGTCTCTGATAGCAAATACCGAAGTAGAAGTACCACCGTCAGCATTAATGTCGAGAGCATTTGGATTTAATAGTGGACGTAATAGATCATCGTATACATTGTTACTGATTATTATAGTATTAGCTGTAATGGTTGTTGCATTTTCAATGCGAAAACCACCTTCTGATCCAATACTACCATTTGCTGCTAGGGTTATATTACCATTAGCTATAACTGTCTTGAATCCAGGGAAATTTAAAGCACCATTTGATTGGAATGCCCAAGTATGAGTTTCATCAGTAGCACCGTTTTTATTTTCAATAAACACAACAGGTCTAGCAGGATCAGGTAATTCTGCTCGAATCCAAGCCCATGCAGGATACGGACCAGTATCATCATCTTCTGGATATACTTCCCAACTATTTCTAGTTTGAAATGTTTGAGTAAAAGCGGCATTACCACCTAGATCAGTTCGAACATTAAATTCCATAGCAGTATTAACAGATAAATACGTACTGTTAACAACCATTACTTTGTTTTCAGTATTTAATCCATTAGCGTGGAATATAATTGATGTATCTTGACTAGTACCAATTACTAGGTTACCACCTGTCTGTTCGCCCTTATCAACATACAAATAGCCATCATTGTGTCCGTATAGAGTATAAAGAGAATTAGAATATGTCGAACTAACTATGCCCATATCGATAAATGGGCCAGCGCCTATCTGATACAAACCAATATTATTGTATATTGCTAAATCTGCAGATGCATCTGTGCCTTGATAATCGTTATGTATAACAACTTGATGATAACTATTCGTAGATGAATAAAAAATTGGATTAGTATGTAATGTGTTAATGATGCGCCATACAGTACCATCATGAATTACTGTCATAGTAGAACCAGCTATTGGCAATTCATAGTCAACTCTCAATATACCAGTATCTGGATCTTCTATTAATTGTATTCCTTCATCAAAACCTTCTTGTGTCGTGACAGTTAAAGTTGCGCCATTTTCCCACGAATATGTGTCAGTATTTTTAATAATAATAGTTCTACCTTCAATCGCTTGACTAATTGGTAGAACTATTATCATATTCGTGCGATCTTCATCAGGTGCATTCGGCGATGCAAATATCACAGTATCTGTTGTAGTAACGTAATACAATGGTACGTCAACATATGTTATGTTATATGTACCAGCAACTTCAGGAAGTACAGAAATAGTTCCATTGCTTAAAGCACTAAGACCGCTACCTATTTTAACAACACCAAGAGCGGATGAATTAGCTGTTGTTAATGAATTAGCAACTAAATTACGTACTGATATAGTTTTCGTTTGTGCAGATGTGGTTGGATTTGTTAAGACTACGAGTCTATCATTTGCAGATAGACCCGTAGATACAGTTAATTGCGAAACCTTTTTTGAATCATTCGCCATAGATTTAGACCTTTATGACTTCTTATTCAGGTAGAATTGTATCGTCAGATGCATCGATAGTTGTAGCAGCAGTACCATAAGCAGCGGTCTGAGCGCCAAGAGAACCCATAGCTACAAGAGTTTCGTACTGCACGCGACCTGCACGGCCACCAGAACCTTCGGTACGTAGAACCCAACCAGCGTGCGTAACACCCTTATTAGTGGCACCGCTGAGAACTAGATAACCAGTAGCCGTCTCGCCCTGGAAGCTAGCGCCTCCGGCAGTAGTGCTATTACCACTTGCATCAGATAAAGTAATAGGAGTACCACCAAGTGTTGTAGAAATTTTAATAGATGTTGTATTTGCAAGAACAACATAATACTTGCCCTGATCAACGAGCGGCGCTGGTACTGAAGTTGCATTACCAGCAAAGGTAATATAATCGTTAACAACGAACTTACTATTTGCAGTCGCAAGCGTAATAGTATCACCAGATACAGCTGAATTACCGTTGAAGGTAACAGCTGCAGGAGCAGCAATGCTGATAGTTGGATTTACTCCTAGGATAAGATCGCCAGCCTGAGCGATAACTAAAGATGCAAGACGACCGCTGCCACTGATAGTTGAAGTAATCGCTGTCGCATTTGTTGTACCGTTTGCGAAAGTAGTTGTTACAGTTGGCGCTGCAGCGTAACCAGAACCAACAAAAGTAACGTACTTTTCTGCGATTTTACCACCTACATAACTCATTTCACTGTTTACAGCGTAAGCATCGATACCAAATACGCCTACCGCCTTACCTGTAATGAAAGCGTCTTGTGTAGTGTTTCCGAACATAGTCAAGTCCGCATTTGCTCTGGTACCGTTCGTATTGCCTTGGTGAGCATTAGTGCCACCACCAGCCTTTACAAGAGCGTAAGTGCCAATTGGTGCGCCGTTTGATGTTTCAATAGTAGTACTGGTTGTAACAGTAACTGACTTGTCGTTTCTACCCCATTGTGCCATTAGAATTTCCTCCTAGAGAAGTGTTTTTATTATTTATTCTTTTTAAAAAGTAGTCATGTGTTCCATAAAATGAGAAACTCTTCTTTCTCTTGTTCTTGGTTTATCAGGTATAACAAACGATAAAGGCATTCTGACATACTCAACTTCAGCTTCTTGTGCGATTGGTGCAACTCTAACGTTAGCTTCATTATTCATTGCAACAAAATTGTCAGTTATAATTGATCGTTTTTCTTTTACTGTAGACTTACCAAATTCAGATAAAGAGGGTTTGATATTTTCAACTAGAGGTTTTTCTTCAATCGGAGTAATATCAATATCACCCATTTCACTATTCGTCACAACAAAATTATTAGTTATGATTGATCGTTTTTCTTTTACTGTAGACTTACCAAATTCAGATAAAGAGGGTTTGATATTTTCAACTTCAGCTTCTTGTGCGATTGGTGCAACTCTAACGTTAGCTTCACTATTCGTCACAACAAAATTATTAGTTATGATTGGCATTTAAACACCCATTTGTTTTGCCTGTGGAGCTTCTGGCGCTCTAGGTGCAACAGACTTACGAATTTTTTCAGCTGTTTTTCTCTTAGCAATTTCTTGTGAAGATGCATCTTTCTTAGCTTTTGATTCAGCTTCTGCATTTTGCTGAAGATTAGCTGATCTATTAGTTGCAGCAGTCTGAGAAGGACCAGAAGAAGCAGGTGCATTAGCGGATTTACTACGAGCTGTTTTGTTGATAGTAACGTGTGTCATTTTCCCCGTCTTAGGGGTTACGTCTAAAAAACCTTCGCTCTGAGTCCCTGTGATCTTACCACCAAGACTAATTTTTGGCTTATGAACTTCTGCCTTACCTGATAGAGCATCTTGCATTGAAGAAGCGCTGCGATGTAATCTCTTAGCGTAAGTATCTTTCTCAGCAGATGTCTTGAGATTATCGTGATGAGCGATAGCCTTGTGCGCCTGTGTAGGAGACACATCTGATTTTTCACCAGATACGTGAGTTACCTTATGCTGACCACGAAGAGAAATAACCTTACGCATCTGCATCATAATATGCTCAGAGCCAGGATCATCTTCTGTTGCATTCTTCTTAGGACGACCGGCACGTGCTTCGTTGATATCTTCCTTGTAAGCTTTCATTACACTTTTTACGGTATTTAAAGTTCTCTTACGAGGACCAGCTTTACCGTCCGGACCCTTGGTATCGAGCTTTTCAGAAGCTTCTTTAAATGCTTTTAATGGAGCACTAGCAGCTTTTAATGTTCTCTTGCGAGGACCCGTGTGGGCGTCTGGACCCTTGGTGTCAAGCTCATCATTCTTCTCGTCAGTGATATTAACTGTTGCAATATTGTTGCTCTTATCAGTAACACCTTCTTCGTCCCCATGTTTTGCATCGGGACGAATCTTAGAACGTCTAGCTTCTTTGATAAATTGGATTAATGATTTCATGTTAATCGTCTCTCGAAACGTCATGACCATAATGGACATTAATTGCTTTTTTCATCTTCTTAGGATTAGCTTCCGCTTCATCGTGTGCAGCATGATATTTTGGATGAATAGGTGTTTTACCAAGTTCTGTTTTTTCACCTTCAGTACCACCTCCACCAGAATCACTGTAATCATTATGAATTGCTGCATGAACTTTTGGCCAATTAGAAAGCGGCTTATGATCTTTGCTGTTAGCGTAATTAAAATCATCAGACTCTAAAATTGCATTAATATGAGCTAGTTCTGCCTCTGAGAAACCAGGATCAGTTTCTTCTTCTATGGACGAAGAAACCTTAAATTTATGAAGCTTGTTTACCTTCTTATCACTATAAGAATCGTGAGTTTGCTTAATATGAACCTGACCACCAGAATTCTTAACTACCTTACCATACTTCTTATCACCAGTACCATGAGCGTAGAAGTCGGCTTCCATGCCTACATGCATACCCTTTGCCATATCTGGATGCATCATACCCTTAGCAGCGTAATCGCGATGACTTACTTCATCAATCTGCTCAACTTCTTCGTATTTTGTGCGACGACCAGCAAAATTATGAGTACCTCTACCTTTTAATTCTTGTCGAGATGCATCATACTTGTGAGCATCACTAGCCTTTGTTTGATTCATTGGCGTATTACCAATTTTATTAACAGCACGCTGTAAAGTTCTATCGGTTTCTTGCTTGGCTATTTTTTTAGAAGCCATTCCTAAACCGTCGCTACGCTTATCACCTTCGCCTTTTTTATCAACCTGCTTAGTATAACGTTTCATAGCTTCTTTTGAAAGCTCTTCGATCGATTCAACTTCTTCTTTGTTTAATTTTTTTTGAAAACGTTTAGCGCCAATAACTCTATTAGCAATAGCATTTGCTTTCTTAGGATCATTTGCCATTTTAGCTGGGTCAGCAGTAGCTACTTGATACGCATTTTTAGCAATATAACCCAATTTCTTCATTGGTGTATCTAATACTTCATCAATAGCTTCTTCTTCCATTTCACCATGCTTATCGCGATCAGCACGGTAGGCTTTAATCTTTTCAGCCTTCTTACCTTGAAGGATCTTGAAGTCCTGCTTGTCAATTTTGCCATTATGGTTCTTGTCGATATTCTTCTGATTGCCCTTAAGAGCCTCTACAACTGTCGCAATAAGATCAGCTGGCAGTCCGAAATGTTTAGTTGTGTTCATTGTTTCCTCCTTGACACCAGCTTGTGCATTAGCTGCTTTTGTTGCTTTTTTTGCTTTATCGTCTATTTTCTTACCATCATCATCGCGATCATCAGTAGTTGGTTCTGTATCAACTTCTGTCTTGCCGCCCTTGATAGTACCTGGTTCTTGTAGATCTTTATTGTTTGGTTTCTTTTTACCTTCTGGCTGCTCTTTTGCAGTATCTTTTGTGGATACGCTAGCAACTGCATCTTCGTCGATAGCTTCTTCTTTGACGCCTTCTGGTTTAGCCCATTCTGCACCAGTTTTCACATAAGCTTTCCAAAGACCATTATCTCTTTTTTTTGGCATTCTAGAAAGATATTCTTTTGAATGTTTTTTCTCTGGTTCTTTTTGAGTTAGGTCAGGGAGCACACGACCAGCTTCATCGATAGCTTCTTCTTTAACTGATCCGCTTTCGATATAATCAGCAACAGTGTCAAGGTAATCAGAAGCTTTAGTTATTTTAGATTGAACCCAAGCTTCTAGCTCGCCTTCGCCTTTACCCATTTTTGTTTTTAATCTGTCGATAGCACGCTTGGCTGTGTCTAACTCGTTACGAGCCATATCATATTCGCTATCTTCGTCAATAATCTTAGTCTTGATTTCGCCTTGCTTCGCGAGCTTAGAACTATTGTCCTTGACATTATCTGTTGGACGACCAACATTAGACATCTTCATACGAATCTCAGAGTTACGCTTCTCGTGTGATTCGCGAACTACTGCCTTGATCTTTTGTTCTAAGCTGCGATTGTCTTTCATTGTTACGCCTTTGTAATCGATTTAAGCATCCAACCATTTTTCTCATGGGCGTCGATGCGATCCTGAAGATAATTTGCTAGACCCATTTTCTTGTTTGATTCAGCAAGAGTTTGAGTCTTTGTTAGTTGCTCGATCAATGCAGTATTATCTGCAGTTAACTTAGTCATCATAGACATTGCTGGGGGGATATTTAATTCATCCTTAACAATTGACAAATCGGTATAACGTATGAAAGAACCAGGTGCGTATGATCCTAATGTACGTAGGTGTTCTGCGATTCCATCAACAGCGCCCCATGCGTCTGTGTAAATCCCTTCGAAGAAAGAGTGGTATTGTGGAAAGCCAGCGCCCTCCACATTCCAATGAAAGTTATGAGCCTTCAAGTAGAAGGCAAAGGTACTTGCAAGCGATACCTTCATTTCTTCGATAAGATCATCCATTACTTCTTAGCCTTTGTTGTCTTTGCTCTTGTTTTTTTTACAACAGCCTGTTCAATCTTTTCTACCTTAGCTTCAACAACTGCTTCAATAGCTTTTGCCTTAGCTTTAACCGTTCTTACCTTCTTCTTAACTTCAACTGGTTCAACTGAATGAGCGCCATGCTGAACAAGAAGTGCAGGAATTGGCTCTACAATTGTTTCAATCTTTAAAGTTACAGGTTCAAGAAGTTTTTCACCTTCTTTAGATAAAACAAAAGCAGCTTCCTTGGCTTCTTCTACAACAGCAGTTTCTACCTTAACTTCTTCCTTAGCAACACTTAGACCCGTTACAAAGTCAGACTCAATCTTCTTAGCTGGTTCTACCTTAGTTTCTGGTTCTTCAGACTTTTTAGTTTCATTAAGAACCCATCTAATAACAAAATATCCAGCAACTGCAATAATACCTAAACCAAATAATGTATCCATAATTTTTCTCCTATTTCAGTGGGTCAATCCCTATCTATTTATCAGCAATTCCATTTTCTCAAAGCTAATGCCTTGCGAGTTGGTTCGCCATTCGGCTTCTTCATTGGACCTTCAACGCCGCCCATGCGAGCACAGAATGACTTACGACGACCAGCAGCCTTACTACCAGCCTTTAGTTTTGATGGTTCAGTAGTTACTGGCGCTTTTAGATGACCACCACTTTCTCTATTATAATGATCACGACCCTTTTGAGTTAAGCCGCCCGATGGACTCTTATAGCCCTTGGCATCTTCTTCCATTTCTTTCTTACAACCACAGTGTTCTTTGACGACACGCTTGATTGTTTTGCTATATCCAGGAGTATCCTTCTTCAGGACATCTGTTAATGAATTGGTAGCAACAAATCTACTTGATGGATCGTTTGAATTTTTTGACACTTTCTCAGCGCCCGTGTAATCTTCTGTTTGTGAAACTTTTAATGCAGTTTTAGTTGGTGCACCTTTAGATCCAGGCTTTCGCATGTGTTCGCCAGAACCGTGTTTAATTCGTTCTCTCTTAGCATGGATATTATCCCATAAACCACGCTTCTCTGCCAAATCTTGATCTAATTCCATTGCTGCACCACCTGCAATAAACGAGTTAACTCTATTGTATGCAATTTGTTCTGATAAACTTTCTGTGTAACCTCTCTGATACACTTCCTTTAATGTATCAAAAGATATACCAGATTGTTCGGATTTTTTAAACAGGGATATTACCTGTTTGGGTGAAAGGGCTACGACAACCCCTTGTTGCTCTACAAGAACTAGCTGAGGACTAGGATGGAGACTTGTATCTTTAGACATTGGTGTTTCCCTTGGGCTTAACCATGAACAATTGCAGGGTTGCCGTAGCTTTCTGCGAACGACTTATTTATAAATTATTTCTTTTTAGTTGCTTTTGGCGCTGGAGGTTTTGGTGATTGTAGAGGGGCGAATTTCTTAATACCAGCCTGAGTATCTTTCATCATATCGTCTTTTTCTTGCGGAGTCATAGTATCAGGTGCACCAGCGTGGAATGTTTTACGATCATTAGCAGCTGCAGCAGCTCTCATTTTAGTTCCTGAAATACCTTCAGTTCCTTCTGCATCAGGGTCGCGAGAGCCAGCGGAATGAACTGTAATACCTTTGAAATTGTAATGACCATGTCTCGAAGCAACACCATTATACTTATCAAGTAATGCTTTATACTGTTCAACTCTATCAGCGCCAGCAACAACATGCAAGTGTGTAGTGCCAGCAGCATGGGCGGCTGCAGCATGATGGAGAATACTAGGCTGTGCTTCTGTTGAAGCAGATATATTAGCTCCAGGGAATGCTCTCTTAGCATGCTTTATCTTTTGCTCGGCAGTTAATGGATTTTTTGCATCATGCGAGTGAGAGAACATAATATTGTGTGTACCGCCTTCTTCAGCTGCAATATCTCTTGTCTTATTAATACCCTGCTCATGACCCTTGGTAATAGGTTGACCACGACCCCACCACATCCAATGATGTTTTTCTTCAGGGGTTTCAGTTGCCGCTTTTCTAGCAGCCTGCATTTTACCCTTCAAGAAGTTCTGTTTCGAAAATTCTTCACGATCAACGAACTTGTGTAGATCACCATCTTTATTAACAGCTGCAACACCTTCTTGTGTAGTGTGATCGCCACCAATCGAATGACCCCAAGGATTATTCTTAGACATAACACGAGTAAGAACATTCTTAGCGTTCTGTAGATGCTTATGTAGCTCTAATGCTTTATCGAAATCTTTTTTGTTATTTGTGATATGCTCTATGTCTTTTGAATGTGTGTCAATTAACTTTTGACGAGCAGCAGGAGTTTTTAACTTAGCAACTGCTTTCTCATGTCTGTCAGTAAGATGTTTAATATATCCATCAGTAGAAGGCTCGCCTCCCTTTCGAATCATATCGTTGACATGAGCTTCAAGATTGACGCCATGACCAGCGAGCGATTCTAATGCTTCTGGTTTCATTCTCTTATAAAGCTGAGTGGCTGCTCCCATGTGCTCGTGATATTCTTTTTGGTCAGCAGCGGTATAGTTAGCAGGATTAGCTTTGATCTTAGTATCAATTTGATTGACGTCAGGATTGCCTTGCAAGCCTTTTTTAGATTCATCGCTAATAGGCTGTGCTCTCATATTTTCTATGTCACCATTACCCTTGTATTCAGTATGAGTGGCGATACCCATTCTTGAGCGGGTAATCTTCTTACCTTCAGGAGAATCTTCAGGTGTAGAATATGAGATAGTGTTTGGAGTAAACTTGTGTGTTCCGTTTTTAGTTTCTACGCCACGACCATCTTCGTTATCATCCTTCTCGCCTTTAGTATACATAACATCGCCTTGAAATACACCCTTCTTAACTGTTTTAGAAAGGTGTTTAAGAACGTGGTTCATTACCTTGACAAGACCAGGAGCGTGCCCGTGATTACGTTCGATATCTTCTGGAGTATAATTGATTTTTGGATCTTTGTTGAAAGCAGACTTAGTAGCTACGAAAAACTTTTTCGTCTTAGGATGAATACCATAAACGAGAGAAGGAGAACCATCATATTTTGTACTGAAGTTGGTATCAGGAGTGTCATTACCCAGAAGATGTTCATGAGCATCTGATAGAAATTTGTGTGCACGAAGAACCCCCTCATTACGGTGATGCAATACGTCATCTTCAATATGCATTGAATGTTTGACGTGCTTACCTTCAGTTGGTTCTTCCGCCGCTTCTTTCAGATACTCTATAAAACTTTTCATTGATTCCCTGCTTCACTTCTGCTTAACCATTTATGACTGCCGATCGACCCACCACCACCTTCATTATCGAATCTATCTTCATCAGCAGCTGGTGCTATTTTTTTAGCAGCAGGTTTTGGAGCTGCTACAGGAGCAGGAGCTTTTACTGCTGGTTTCTTTGCAGCTGCAGCTGTACGTTGGACGAATGATTGTTTAACACGGTTTGGTTTTGATGATTTAATTGTAGCAACAGTAGAATTTTTTGGTGTATTTTCAGGTACTGGAATATGTTTACCAGTGTTTTTATCTTTTACTACAGGTTCTTCGCCTTCTTCTGATTCATGTTTAGTTACATTAAATATACCATTTGTGCCTTTGTATGGACCGTCAGTACCTTTGAGGCTTTGAGTAGCTATTAAATGTCTCTTCCCTGAAACTTTGTGCGTACCGTAAAAATTCACACTCACACCACCACCTTCTCCACCTTCTTTACCATGAGAAGCTCTTATGTCACTATAGTTGCTTACATGTTCTGGACCAACTTTATCAGCGTCCATAATAACTGATTTTGCATCAGTTTTTTTCAGTTCAGGCTTGTTATCGTCTTGAACGTGAGAATGCACTATAACATGTTTAAATATTGTTTTGGGTGAAACTTGACCTGAAATATAATCTCTCATATGTTGGTCAGAACCCGTTTCTGATCTTGTTTGTTCAAATCCTTTGGCTAAATCTGCTGCCATTTTTCTTCTATGTTCAAGAGCTATACCATACGCTTGAGATGCAGCTTTAGATCCCTTAGATTTTGGTTGAAATTCTTTTGAAACAAAATCTTTTTTCTTTCCACCTTTGGCGACATGATCTAATAATCTTTGTTTTTCGCTTGCTGTATGAGCTTCTTTTTCTGCTTCTAAAGCATGACGATCTTCTCTAAAAGAATTGTGTCTTTCTGCTTGGCTATCGCCAATATGACGATTGCCCAATTTGTCTTGTAATTCTCTTTCCATATTGGCTTGATGGCCAGCAAGGGTGCCATTTGACAATCCTGCTTTAGCATCTAAAGCATCTAATCCATCATTACGAAAATTAGGTTTATCTTGAGAACCATATTTTGCAGAAATAGGTATAAAATCGTCTTTACCTTTTTCAGTAGGGTGTTTTGATGTAAGAATTAAATCACCATTAGCGTTAACATCTTTTATATGAGTTAAATTTTGATGATCTCCAGCTTTTTTATCAGTATCTGCATTCGAAGTCCAGTGAACATTTTTGATGTCTTCTCTTTTTTTAATTCTTCCAGTTTTAATTAAATGTGCAATAGTAGCTTCAGCAGTTTGTTTAGCATGATCGTTGATTTCGTCAAATGCATTTGAACCAATTCTTCTGCGAATATCATCATGAACTTCCTCTGGGCTTTTACCCTTAATTTTTTTATTTGGATGTTCTTGAGAAGCCCTAAAATGTTGTGGAAGAAACCCTTCTCCTTTAGGATCAAGATGTTTACTTAAATGTTTAGCTAATAACAATTCGTGCAATTTGCCTTTGTCGTCAGAGCTAGCAGTAGATGAAAATGCCGCCATTTCGTTCAACATATGTTGGAGAAAATTTAACATCATGCTTTCCTTGTAGTAACTGTCGTTTCCCCAGTTTCTGGGTGATGTTCAACGTGGTGAGCATGAAACTCAACGGTTGGATGTTTGCCTTTTAAAGAAAGAAAAGAATCAAGATTGTCTTTCGAATCATCATATAGGTGGACTTTCTTATACCCTTCTTTATTTATCAAATCGTGGATAACTTGCTTCTTAGCTTCTGGTGGCTTCTTACCTACTTGATTACCAGCTCTACGCACATGGATTTTACTAATATCGATTCCATACTTCTTCATGACATGCGCGAACTTTTCTTTATCATCAAGATCAGAACGTGCAGTCAATAGCTCTACGTTCTTATTGTTCTTATGAATCGCCTTCATCTTAGCAATCATCTTACGAATAGGATGAGCTGACTTTTCGAACACATCAGCGGACTTGAACTCATGAAAGTCATAGCTATGACCTTCAGGAAGTTGGTGTGTATTGAACTCCTGATTGGTAAGAGTTTGTACTCTATTACCTGCAGGATCCTTCACGTGCACTCGAACCTTAGAATGATCATGTGCGAATAGCGTTTCGTCAATATCAAACGCATGAAGCGTTGGATGCGCTGGATCTTTCATTTCGATCAGTGTGTGTTCTTTAAAATTAAGCATTATGCCTCTAATAATTTTTTGGCCCTTTGGCGAATATCTTTATCGTCGTCCCATGCCGCAGCATGTTCCCAGTGGTGTTTTTGTACATTTGGATGTAGTAATGCATCTCTACGGACAGCTTTTGGTTGATCTGGTTGTAATGCCTGTGTCAAATGATCCTCATTAGCTAAACCGTGATTAAGCGCCTCTCTTTTTACTTCTGTTCGTATATTTACATTGTTATCTTTGTTAGCAAGAATTTCGGATATGTGTTTAGCTTTAAATTGGGGATGATCTATAGTTCTTACGAGATCTGAAAAATCTCCATTTTTAATAAGCTCTGATAAATGCTTCGGTTTGATGTTTTGATTTTGCAAAGCTGAAGATCTAACAAATGGAGAATCTTTTATTGCACTTGATAAGTGGGCATCAGTCGCATTTTTATTTTTTGCAGCCCCCGCTCTTACTGTAAACTCTTTATCGCTCATCGCTTTATCTAATTGATCTTTCGAAAGATTCTGATGTTGTGCTACAGTTTCTCTTATGTATGCACTTCTATGATTTAATAACTCATCATTTTTTTCAGGAGACAGTTTATGATTTTTTGCTAAATTTTGGATAGCTTCACCATTTTTAGTATTAGACAATTCTTTAACATGTTCAGGTGTTAAATCTTTTCTACGTGCAAGAGTTGCATGAAGTTCACTATTTTTCATTGCAGCATCGATATGTTCTGGTTTAATATTTGGATGCTCTAAAGCTGCTTTTGCAACCCAACTAGATTCATCTTTAATACCTTTATGTAACATAGCATCTGAAACATTATGCTCATGATCGAATGCTGCAGCTCTAGTATTCTGATCCTTACTCTTGAATAACGCCTCAGGTCCATCAGCAACGATATTTCTATTATCATCATCATAAAGGTCTTCATGCTTTTTGTATACTGTGCTTTTGTCTGCAGGGAAATGTTTTTCAGACCACTTCTTCACAGCTCCACCAAATCCATCATCGGCAGTACCATATGTTCTCTGCTCTGGTCTTAGGATAGTTGACTTCTTATCTTCTGATTGGAATGGTTTTAATGCAATTCTTGCCAAAGGTTTCTTGGCTTCTGGATCATCAGAGCGATGAAGATAAGCAACATGTGTGCCCTGCTTGACGTCATCTTTTAGATAATGACTGTATTGACCTGCATCGCCATCGTCGTCGCCATATTTTTCATCATCTCCATTTTCATCGTTAACTGTTTGTCCTTTTTTGCCCATAGACATGCACGAGCGCCAGCCTTGGTTAGTTGACATACCAGCAACGTCATGAGGATGACGAGAGATAGTAACATGAAGACCAGAAGCAGCTGCTCTTGAAGCGGCTCTCTTAGGATCATTATTGAATGTGTTCATCAACTCAGGAGATGCTTTGGTCTTACCTAATACCTTGCCAATCTTAACATCTCGGTCGTACTTGTCTTTTGCTAAACCAGCTCTATAATCTGAAACCTTATATCCATGCTGCTCTAGATGCTTCTGAACGTCTGGATGAGGTTCAACATTTTCTTCTGAACCTTCGAGTGGAAAACTAACTCTATCCTGACCCTTGGGAATAACATGACCAGAAATCTGCTCTGCTTTTTTGCCGCCCTTCCAGGTATCAACAACCTTTTTTTGAGCAGGATTAAGCTCTTCTGTTAAGTCGAGCATGTAGCCTGAAGAGAAATAATTTTTAAAGGATAACATACTAAGCTCCAGATATGATTATATCCTATTTATACAAAAAGTAAATGAAAAAGGGAGGACCTTTCGATCCTCCCCGAACAGATTGATATGGTCAGGCGGAACCCCACCGTTTTCTCCTGACTATTCCGTAGCCTAATAAGCCTCGTGCCTCGTACGTTAAAACGTAATACATATCATTTCTGAGATTATTTATACAGCTGTGACGACTTTTTTCTTACTTACTGAAATATTTTTTACTAAAAAAGAAGGCGTCCAACCATCAAACCCACCACCAAGGTTTAAATGTCGCATAAATGTCCGAGCCTTCAAGAAGTCTTCGCCAGGAAACGACTTGATAACCTGATCTGTTAGAGTTTCAAGTACATCATACATGTCGCGATTCGCACGACCTTCGATAAGGTCATAATTCATCTTACGCTTGCTCATTTAAACCCCTCAAATTTAAATTTAGATTTTGGCTTGTTACGTTCGGTATCTTCAGTCATAAACTTACTGTTGTCAAACACAGACTTGTCTTCGTCACGACCTTTCTTCTTCTTTTTAGGACCATCAGAAATATCTTCTTGAGCAGATTGCTCTACATCGTATAGCCGCATCTTGCTGCGATCCACACCAACAACAAACTTAGTAAACAACCCTGGATCATTATAGCGATTTTTGAGCTGCTTAACCAATATTTGATCGAGGTGCTCCATTTCGTCGGACTGTTTGATGAGCGCAAACATAAAATCAGCTGTGGCTGGGAGTCCAAAGGATTCTGATGTATCTTCCAGTCCCACGTCGCTGTTCGAATATCCGCTTCGAGTTGTTTGAGTCGCAGAGACGATAGGAACATTAAATTCCACTGCAAGTCCCCTGAGTTCTTCGGCAATTGCTTTGATAAGGGTATAAGAATTGACGTTGGCTCCATTTTTAATCCTCGATGACATGCAGATATTCAAATAGTCGATATAGATAATATGAGGTTCAAAATTCTTCTTCAGCTTCAGTTCGTTGAGAAGATGGCGGAAGTTAGCAGATCCTGCACATGCTGTAGGGTACTCCTTAACGATCAGCTTGCCTTTGGTTTTATTACGAATACGCAGAACCTTTTTATCGTAAACATCCTTGGGCAATAGCGATAGTTGATCGATAGGAGTGTCAAGCAGGTTAGCGTCAATACGCTCTGCAATCTTTTCTTCCGCCATCTCCATCGTAATGTACAGCACATTCAATCCGTTGATCAAATTAGCTGCTGCACAATGACACATAAACAAAGACTTACCTACGCCAGTACCCGCGAGTGCAATGTTTAGCGTTTTATTAGGCAACCCACCATTGGTTGCTTTGTTAAGGTATTCAAGATCGAACGGGACTCGATCTTCCTTCCTGTGGTAGAATTCATAGCGTGAATCCGCATCTTCAATGAAGTCATGACCAATATGTGTGTCAAAGGATACTGCAAGTGCGTCCGAAAGGATCTGTGGTATAGAGCCTTTTGAGGTTTTTCCAGTACTGTCATCAAGAATCCCGATTGACGCCATGATCGCATTATAGATTGCTTTGTCCTGACAGAACTTCTCTGTTTGGTCCAAGAGCCAATCGATTTGGGTTTCTGTGTCTTGAACAAGCCCACTGATTACGTCCTTAGATTGCTTAAAAGTCTCTTCGCCGAGGCCATCCTTGTTCGATAGATCAATCGCCAGAGCTTCCTTTGAGGGGAATGCATTGTACTTGTCTACATATTCTTTGATGAGTCGGAATACAGTTTTTTGATCCTGCGATGTGAAATATTCCTCTTTGAGAAAGGGTATGCACTTTCTACTGTATTCTTCATTGTATACCAAATTCCCAAGAATCGCATTTTCAATCGCCATGTCCACTTATTCTCCTGTACATCTTTTGCAAACTTCGCCAACCTCGGTGAACCTACTTCCACCGAGGGTCTTAATGGTGCTGTATAATTAAGAAGCTTTGACATTTAAAATACCAAGCGTAAAATTCTCAGCTGCGTCTTCAGCATATCGAAGGCTCTTTCCAGGGAAAGAAATAGTATCTACAATCTTTAATCCACTCATGTGTACGTCGTAACACTCAACGAAATAACACTGTGTGTTAGTATCGACGAAAACCAAAGCCTTCTTATAGTGATCATCACTCCAAAATTCAGATAAAACCTTACTCATCATCGTTCTCCATAATAGCGCCAACACCCATCTTGTATTTGTTTTCGATATACTTTGCAAAGTCTGTATCAGAAAACATATCCATCCAGAACTTTTTGTTGTCAATAATATCGTTAGCTCTCATTGAAGGCTGACGAACTTCGCCAGTATTTCTATCCACCGTAGCATACCATCCATTTTTAGGCTTAACAATAAAGCCACCATCGAGAGCGACATCAAGCAAGCCAGACCAGCGATTAATACCTCCCTCGAATGAAACAGTGATAGGAATCTTAGACTTTTCTTTAACATATCGCGACTTCTCCACGTTAATTACGAAATGGTAACCAGAAATACCATCGGCATCCTTTTCTTGCTGACGCCCGAGAATCCAAATGTTATCAGAGCCATAATAAGAACCCGTGCCACCGCCAACGATATCCTTGGGGTATAGACCAATTTCCTTATACGTATGATTGATCACTGCCATCGGAATGTCCTTCAGAGACAGATGGGGTGTGATCATACGGAACAGTGATTTCAGCTGTTTGGCACGAGTCATGTCAGCAACACTCTTGCCATCGAGAGCGTCTTCAACTTCCTTCTTAGAAGCAAGGTTACCGATAGAGTCGATAACAATCATTACATGATCATCGCGACCTAGTTCCTTGATCTGTTGCATAATATCAAACTTCAATTCTTCGATATCAGTGATCGGTGTATGTACTACAGAATCGAAAGGAATATTAAAAGTGCTAAAATATGACTGAGGAGTACCAAACTCAGAATCATAAAAGAGAATAATTCCATCTTTGTACTTCTTTAGAAAAGCAGAGGCGAGGAGTAGAGCGAAACCAGTCTTGAAGTGCTTCGAAGGGCCAGCAAGCATAGTGAGACCAGGAGTGATGCCACCGTCTACTGACCCTGACAACGCTACGTTGATCATAGGTACAGAGGTAGGGATCATATCCTTCTTGGTGAAGATCTTGCTATCTTCAAGAGTAGCAGTTAGATCGATAGTAGAATTCTTAATCAAACGTTCTTTAAGCGACATGTAATTTCCTCTTGTGTGTGGATTTCTTATAAAGAACCAATCTCTTAGCATAGTATATTATACCGTACATTATAGCAGATGTCAAGAACTAATGTAGTCATCCATCTTCTTGATGAACGCCTTGATCTTCTTCTCACGATCTGGCCAAACGATAGTATCCTTCTCTGGGTTCTTCATGAGGTTGTTGAGGAGAGGCATAATCATCTTCCTCAAACCATCAACCTTATCGTTGGCTTCTGTTTTAATATCATCTGTGTGTGCAAATGAGAAACCAAAGTCATTATCTTCGTCCAACTTAATGTCTACTTTCATCGATAATCCTTATTATTTCTGGGTTTGGTGAATTTGCCAAATATTCTTCCAATGTTAAAGAAACACATTTACTTGCAGCTCCAAATGATTGTGGCGTTCTAAAAGATTTGGTAGTCGCTGCTTCCTTCCTCATTTTATCTCTATATTTTTCTCTTTTTTCAAAAGGCATTTTGTCAAGTTGATTGAGAGTTAACTTTTTGTTTTTCTTTTTTTTAGCCAAAGAAATCCTCCAATGTTGCTCTCTGTTCAACTTCCCAGTTGATAACTTCGGTAATTGAGCGTAGCGGTTCTACGAAGCTTTTGCTAAATTGCAGCTCACGATCGATATACTTATCGAGTTTGAATTCTTTAGGTAGCTCATCAGGAGTTGCAATAACAGTATCACCGATAGGATTGGGCAGCTTAAGATAAGCGAATTTGATCTTATCACCATCCTGGATCGGTGGGATCGTTCTAATATCGTTACTCTTCAGCAACGAATTAAACAACAGTGCGCCCTTAACTTGGATAGGAGTGCCCTTGATGTAGATTTCTTTCTTGCTTGAATATTTACCCATCCCCTTGACACCACGAGGAAAGGCGACCTGTTCAAAAGGTAGCTCCATAAATTCATCACGAAAGTCGGAAACGAACTTCTGAAGATCAGCTTCATTATGGTTCATAATCAGAGACAAAGCTTCCTTAATCTTCACACGACATGCATGAGGAGTAGACGAGCGAACAGCCTCAATACCTTGAATCTTCAGCTTTGGTTTATCATACTGCACACCCTCGACGTTCCAAGCATTAAGGATGTACATCTTCTTGCCACGCCAGATACCCTTGTTGGCGATAGTCTCACGCTTCATCTGCATCTTCTGCTGACGAGCGTTCATCATACCAGCAAGCTCATCATAGCACTTATCGAGATAATGTTGAATTTTAGTTTCGCAAAATTTATCAATCAGCTTGACAGCTTCAAGTTCATTACTACCATTTGGGATGAGTCGATCAAAGGTTACATAAATCGAATCTGTGTCAGATGCAATAACAAAATCAATGTTCTTTGTTTTACACATCTTGTTCATAAATTCGTTCATCTTCTTCTCGATGAAACGAATAGACAACTGACCAGACATCGTGATGGCTTCTGCATTATTGAAGCTGAACCAACGGAAGTAACGATTACCCAGAGCGCCGTAAGCTGAGTTAAGCTGAATTTTCTTAGCCATCTGCATATTATGATAGCGAGCGATCATCATTTCATCCTCTCGCGCATGCGTTTGCTCGTAACGCTTTTTCGCCTCGATCATCTTCTTCTTATATTCAACACGATCGTCGTACATCTTCTCCATCAATGCAGGGAGAAAGCCTTGCTTGTCCTTACGGTACATACAACCATTGGCGGCGTATGCGTAATCATGATTACGAAGATGAAATTCATAATTTACACCATTAAGAATATTATCAACGGAAGGCATTTCATCCCAACGTTTAACAAATGTTTCGGGGCTGATATTATACTGCATAATAAGATGAGGATACAGGCTGTTCAAATCGAACGACACAACCCACTTACTGAGACCAATTTTAGGCTCCTTTACGTAGCCACCGACTAGTTCAAATTCCTCACGCGAGGCTTCGAACTGAGGGATGACGATACGGCGGTCCAAGAGATAGTTATGAATGATAACATCCCAGGGACGAACAGTAGTCATAGTGTCGTGGTAGTTTACCTTTCCGTCGTAGGCGAGCGCCATTACCTGCTCGATAAATTTAAGCTTCTCATCAAGCCTATCGACCAACACACAGTCATGAATATTATATTCAATGAACTTCTGAAAGTTGCTCTTGTATAACTCAAGGAGCGAACCATACTCTGAGTAGTCTACCTTCTGCTCGCCTAACTCAACCTGGGAAATGTAGTCTAGCTTATAGCTCTCCTGATTGCCGAAGCTGAACTTGCGATACAGTTGATAGTAATCCAACACAGCAATACCAGCTGGGCTGAACGTTTGGTTCTTCTTACCTTTGAATTCAACATCCTTCTCGTCAAGAATACCCCAAGGTGAGAGCTTCTTAGCCTGATCCTCGCCTAGTACGTTCTTGATACGGTTGACTGTGTAAGGAATATCGAAGAACTCAATGTTCCAACCAGTAACAACATCTGGCTTCCAGGTAGGATGGTTCCACACCTTGATGAACTTGTCGAGTAGCTCGTACTCATCCTTGCAACGGATGTACTTAGTTTCCTCGTTGTGTGCAACATACTCACCACAGCCGAACACAATGTTCTTGCCGTTCTTACGTAGAGTGATAGCTGTGATTTCTTTATCAGCCTTCTGAATGTCTGGGAAACCCTCGTCAGCGGCGCACTCGATATCGATAGTCACTACTGAAACAAGCGACGGATCGTACTGGATCTCGCCGTTGTAGTAGTCATACATGAACACATATTGGTAGTTGTTGAAACCGTAGTAGTCGAAGTTCGATACGTCCTTGTACTTCTCACAAAAGTCACGAGCATCTGAAATAGAATCAAACTGCATCTTGTCGACTTGTTTGCCTTCCAATGTGCGATAAAACCCATCCTTCTTGGGAAGGAAGAGGTATGGCTTATACTTCTCGACGAACTCTACTCTCTGACCATCTTCATAACCACGGACATAAATTTTATCAAATCGCTGGTATACGCTTGTGTAAAACTTCATCATTCCTCCAAACTACTGAAGAACTATTCTAGCTTAAATTAGGGTAAATGTCAAGATATTTTCTTGTATCGCTCTAGTTCGAGCGAACTAATATTCTTTGATGGTTTTCCATTATCATTCAGTGTTATTTCATCAACAAGGTAGATATTGACTGGCATCTTCGACATGTCATTGTTGTGATATAAACAAACATCTTTAACCGCTCCGCCCAGCAAGAAGTAGAAAAAGAATTCATTAGTTGGTTCAATACCAGTTTTATTAATATCTTCTAGAAATTTCACCCTATCATAATCATTGATTATCACCATAGCAGAGAGTTGTTGGTGAACGGCGAAATCTTCACACTTGAACACAGAACAGTCATCAATAATCGGCAGTGTCATGATAGCCTTTTCAATTTCAGCTGTATTAATTTTGATACCACCAATATTTAAAAACGACTTATCAATTCTACCAGTAATAAACAACCTGCCATCTTCTGTCATTTTGCCTAGATCGAGGGGATAAAACCATCCATCATAGAAACATCTAGTCGTTGCTTCTTCTGAGTTTGTGTAACAACTAATTGCTCTTGGTGTTTTAATTCGAATTATACCTTCAGTATTTGGCGGTAGCTCATTATGATCCTTATCTACAATTTGAACTTCAGTACAAACCATAATAGTACCAACAGAACCATCCCACTGCTCTGGTTCTGACATGAGAACATGTGACGTTCTTCCGCATTCAGTTGAGCCATATGGTGAAGTGCACATCGTAAAGTGAGACAGGAACAGCTTTAGCTTCTCAGGTGTCAGAGCGGCGCCAGCAGGATCAGCAATTGCTTTGAACGGCTTCACTGGCGCTGGTCTATCTCCAATAAGTCCAACATGCTGGAGTTGTGACCCACTCAGCTTTACAGTTCTTTCATGATCAAGATCTTCATACTTGAAGTTGAGTATCACTGGCAAATTATTGAACACAGCATTTGAAACTTCATACATTGCTGTTGACTTAGTAGGATGATAAAGCAATGCTAACCGATCAGCATTATCAACTTCTCTAGCACAATCAAACAAGCGGTGCCAGTAGTTCTTATATGTAATGTTCATAGTTTTTGGAAGACCAGTCGTGCCAGATGAATAATTTACCATCCATACATCGTCTGGTTTTGAATGATCTACGAAGTTAAACTCTGTACTACTAGTATACCAACTTTCATCGATAAATGTAGCTCGCGAGTCTTCGTAGTCATTTGTCGAGTAAAAGATGTGTGTTATTCTATCATGATACTCGTTCATGATAAAAACATTTGCTCTAGTCCAAGAGCAACCAATCAAACAGGTAGCATAGTTTAATGTCAGAGCGATGTCAATATCATTATGGCCAATCTTAACAGCAATGAGAGAGTCAGGTGTTACTCCTAGCTCTCTCATCTTTTGCGCAAAACTAACTATGTTGTTTCTAAATTGTTTTCCATAAAGAACATGTTCACCGTTTTCAAAAACGACTTGATTTGGATTTTTGTCCAAATGTTCAACAACAGCATAACCAATATTCATAATATATCCTATCAAGCAAAAACTTTGAGAGCCTCTTCATACAATTCTTTACGTTCATCAAGACCGATAGTACCACCATTGATCTTCTTGGTTACCGTAAGAACATCGCCTTTGTCTGCCCAGTCATTGAGGTCGTGCTGATCCCAGAACCAAGCAGCAGACATGAGAGCGCCTTCTGGCGTTTCTAGCCAATCAGGATTATTGATCAAGTCGACTTCAAGATCACCGCCGCATGCTGTGTAGTTCGAGCGACCCGTTAATTGAATAGCCCCTCGCCCACGGAAACGATAACCGTCACCAGACTCAACAGCGCCATTACCCATGCGAGATGCATAGACAAGATTAGCAATTCTTTCAGGATTGTGAGCGTATTCACTTGTATCTACTCCCTTGAAATATTTGGGGAAGATTTGTGCAAGTCTATCCGCTTTGTAGTTTAGATTTTCATGCAGCTTAGTTAATCCACCAGATTCATGACCGACTTGAGCAAGGAACATTGCTAGTCGCTGAGGTGTATTAATATCAAAATCTTCGATTACTTGATTAATTGGATCAACAAAATTCTTGAGAACGAAATCGTCTGTGTCTTCAAAGAAATTGCATAATTGTTCGAGGGTAACTTTCATAAATGACTCCTATAATGTGATAGCGGGGAACGAATCCCCGCTATTTATTAGAAAGACTGACTTGGGATTCTCTGTCTTAAAGTATTCGCAACAACATTATGTAGTTCACCACGAGTGATACCCAAGTCAGCCAGTTCTTGATCGGTTAGTTGTTCAAGCTCATTGTACGCTGAGTTGAAAGCTATCGATCTGCGTAGCCAGGTAATTGACTGACCAGCACAATACGTAAAGATGTTAAACATTTATTTCTTAGCGACCACCGTAGTAGTTGCTACCTCTTCTTCGATGTTGATCTTCTTTGGCTTCTTATCTTCAGGGATAATATGCTCAAGCCAGATCTTAAGCATACCATTCATCATCTTGGCGTTGTTCACAACAACGTTGTCCGCAAGAGTGAAGGTACGAGTGAAAGGACGATCTGAGATACCCTTATGGAGGAATTGTTGATTAATTCCATCATCTGTAATAGTATCAAGTGTCGTATGACCAGCAATCTTTAGCTTATTCTCTTCAAGAGTAAGCTCGATGTCTTGCTTGCCAAACCCAGCGACTGCCATTTCAATCACATAGACGTTATCGTCTGTCTTCTTGAGGTTGAATGGGGGATAGCCTGAGGATGCTGCGGAATTAGCAAGTAGATCAGCAGTTTCTTGAACACGAGCTAGAAACTTTTCTGAGCCAACGAAAAATTTATCAAACTTGGCGAGGTCAGAAAATGTGTGGTCGAAACGATATGGTGTATTAGTCATAGTAGTTCTCCTGTTAAGCGAGAGTTGATTATTATGAGACCCGTTTGGCATCTCATACTATTATATAGGCTTCGTCGTACTATTTTTAAAGGGGGTTAGTGTAATTTTCTTCCGTAAGTTTCTTCTGCAACAACAATTAATTGCATTTTTTCTCTATCCAGAAGATAGATAGGTGTCATTCCTGCAAATTTATATTCTTGACCTGAAGTCCAAATTCTATAAAAACTATTATTTGAATCATCAGAGCACATATCAGCAGCTTCTTTTACAGTTTCTTCTGGTATAGAAATCATTATAGCGGTAATCATCATCAGTCCCAAAGCCCCTGATAATACTTACCGAACAATCGATAACCATTTTTAATACGATTTTCGATTACACGCATACCATCATAATCCTTACGTTCATGGTACTCGTCATCCCAATCGTTAAGCTGAGATGCATGAGCAAAGATCATTTCATCAAGCACCCACGCCCAACGATCATGGAAAAGATCATCTGTTTCACCATAGTTCTTCTGCTTATCTGTCAATTCCGGAGCAGCCGTAGAACGAAGATGTTCCGGTACATCCTCATCATCAACGAATGGTGAACCATGCTTGGTTTCCTTCATTTTTACAAGCATGGGATGAATGATCAGCGAAAGCGTGTGGTCCATCGACCATGTATCATATTCGTCAATACGAATACTAACCTTACGTGGTTTTTTATTATGAAACCAGTTGCAAACGGTACATACCCAGCTATCAGCAAGGCGCTCACCAAGCCAATCAGCTGCTTTGTAATCCCAACGATTCCAACGTGGGTCATCGTCTAGGAATATACCCTTACGGTTCACCCAGAAGAAAAGCATATCAGTAATTTGATACGGACCAATCCAACGTTTGTATGGGCCAATATAGACTTTCATATAAATATCCCTTAGAGATGGAGGTTATCATGTTTGGACGTTTACAACTATATATAATCGCTGGCATATTCTTGTTTGGTATTTTATCTGCAGGATATTACTCTTGGCGCAGCGGGATCGAGCGAGAGGCTCTCCTAGAGTACAACCAACAACAACTTGAACAGAGCATCAAAGACAAAGCTGAGATGGAAAAACAAATCGCTGATATCGATAACGTCAAGAAAGAAGTCGAAGCTAAGAACGAAGCTGAAAAAAAGGCATTCAAAGAGAAACTCGAATCAATTAGCATCGAACTATCTTCGAAACAAGTAGCTGATACAGATAGACCAGCATCAAAGGTACTCAAGGATACAGTGAACAAGCTAAAGGATGTAGTGAAATGAGAATATTAATTGCAACCGTTGCAACGTTAGCTCTAGCTGGTTGTGCTAAGGCACCTCCTCCACAGTTCATCACCAAAACAGAACTGCAGGTTATCGTTCCTGAGAAGTCAATGTTCTATTGTCAAAACGTAAGGCATTTTCCAAACCCTGAAACATTGACTGATGTGCAGGTAGCGAAGCTGTTGGTTGAGTTGCATTCAAAAAATACTGAGTGCCAAAAAAATATCAATTCAGTATACAAGTTCTTAGACGAAGCTAAGAAGAAAACTAAAACTCAATAATTGGCTCGGGGGCAAGGACTCGAACCTCGACCAAAGGATTCAAAGTCCTTCGTTCTACCATTAAACTAACCCCGATCAATTATCACAGTTCATCTTCAAGATACTCATACAACTGCTTCAACA